GATGCAAGAAATATCACAAAAGATAGAAGCTAGAAAAGCTATATTAATTGCTGATATGACTGAAGAGTTTATGAAAGAGGAAAAACAAATAACTTCTCAGTTTGATCATGATCCACTACTTAAACTAAAACAAAGAGAAATAGATTTAAAAGCTATGGATGCTGAACGTAAGATGAAAGAAGACCAAGCTAGAATTGATTTAGATAGAGCTAAAATGGTACAAGCAAAAGAAATTAGCGATGAAAAATTAGAACAAAATGAAGATTTAGCTAAGCTAAGAGCAGATACTTCAATAGAAAAATCATTGATGTCTGTGGGTTCTAAATTAGCATCAGATGCAGCTAAAACAAAAGACGTTGAGATCTTGAAAGGTCCTAAACGATAGTATATACAAAACATAGGAGAAAAATATGAAAAAAGAAAAACACGGCAACTCAATGTTTCTTAACAAAGATGGCTACGCTAAGTCCGTTGAAATAGAAGTTCCTTCTCAAAACTTAGAGATTGACCCAAGAGGTAAATCAAGTTTTAGAGGTAAAGGAGTTTATATTGCAACTGGTGATGTAGCTGAAGTAAAAGGAACTAAAAGAATGTTAGCTGACAAGAAAAAAACAGCTAAGTGGTATTAGTATGTGGTTCTCGGCAATTAAATTAGCCGTATCTGCTGGAAGTAAAATTTATGCTAACAAGCAGAAAACGAAAATGGCTATGTCAGAAGCACAGCTTATGCATGCTTCTCGTATGGCCGAAGGTAAGGAAGCTTACCAAGGCAAATTATTAGAAGCTCGTCAATCAGACTGGAAGGACGAGGCCGTTCTCATAATATTAAGTTTGCCCGTGTTGGTGCTGGCCTGGGCAGTCGTATCAGATGATCCGACCGCAATGGACAAAGTCAAATTGTTTTTTGACATGTTCTCACAGCTCCCGTCATGGTTCACCAATTTGTGGATCCTTGTCGTGGCGTCGATATATGGTATAAAGGGTACACAAATTTTTAGGAACGGAGGAAAAAAATGAGAAATGATTTTGGAACAAGACCATACAAATCAAGATTTGGTGGTAGCCAAGCGATGAAAAAAGGTGGATCTGCTAAAAAGAAAAAGAAGCAGGGATACAAAGATAGAAAAGACGAATCCATCGCTATGAGAATTCGTAAGAAAAGAACTCCTGCACAGTTAAAAGCTAGCAGAGATGAGTCTTACGGAAGATTTGGTTCTAAAGCTAAAAAATCTGGCAAAATAAACAGATAATGGCTAAAAAGAACTGGATACAAAAAGCGGTAAAAAAACCGGGAGCTTTAAGAAAATCTTTAGGCGTTAAAAAAGGTCAAAAGATTCCAGCCGGTAAATTAAAAGCTGCTGCAAAAAAAGGTGGTAAGTTAGGCCAACGTGCTAGACTTGCCATGACTTTTAAAAAGATGAGGAAAAAGTAATGAACAAAAAAAATAATTTTGGAATGTTAAGTGTAAAAGCGGGAATTGATGACAACCCTAATCCAACTCACGCAGATAGAATTGCTGGAGCAAAAGGAATGAAAAAAGGTGGGAGAGTTAAAAAAAGTTCTCGTAAAGCTAAAAAAGGTGGCGGTTGCGAAATTAGATAATGTTTAAAAAAATTAAAAATTTTATTTGCAAAATTTTTAACATTAAAGCATGTAAATGTGATGATGTTGATGAGCATATAGAATTATATACAAAAATTCCTGAACCAAAAATAACGGTTCATGAAGAAGACCCAACACATTGTAAGGATCATATTAGGTTTAGAAAATCTTGTCCTCAGTGTGTTGCAATTTAAAAAGGAGAAACAATGAAAAAAGGTTATCATAAAACAAAAGACGGTAGAACAGTAAAGAAAGGTCTTTACTACTACATGAACAAAAGAAAAAAAGCTGGAACAAGCAGACCTGGTAAAGGAACTGTGTCTTCTAAAGCTTTAAAAAGATCAGCTAAAACTGCTAAGAAAAGCTAATGGCTGAAAACCCTATAAGACGAACTACCGGTAAAGGTGGTAATTATAGAAAAACAAAATCTGGGGCAGGCATGACCCGAAAAGGTGTTGCTGCTTATAGAAGAGCAAACCCAGGTTCAAAACTAAAAACGGCCGTGACAGGAAAAGTGAAACCTGGATCAAAAGCTGCTAATCGTAGAAAATCTTACTGCGCACGTTCACTAGGACAACTTAAACGATCATCAGCAAAAACCAAAAACGATCCAAATTCTCGTATCCGTCAGGCACGTAGAAGATGGAAATGTTAATGGAACCAGAACAAGTACTAAACAATCTAAAAAGAGCAATTACTAGAAGAGTAGAGCAGTTAGCAATCTCGGTAACGTCCGGTGGGGTTGACAATATGGAAACATATAAGTATATAATAGGACAAATAAATGCATTGGAATCAGTGCGTCAGGAAATCTCTAACCTGCAACAAGATAAGGAGCTAAATGAAAACATCGGAACAGTTATCAACATCAAACCAAAAAATAATAACTCCAAATAAAGAATTAATCGGAGTTAAAAAATCAAAGAAAAAAGAAGTTACAAACGAAAAAGCAAAACTTCCTCAACCAACGGGTTGGCGAATGTTAGTTTTACCTTTTCGAATGAATGAAAAATCTAAAGGTGGTGTATTGTTTGCAAATGAAACAGTAGACAAACAACAAGTCGCTTCACAATGTGGAAACGTATTAGCAATGGGTCCAGATTGTTATAAGGATAAAGATAGATTTCAAGAACCATGGTGTAAAGTCGGAGACTGGGTAGTTTTTGCACGTTACGCAGGCTCAAGAATAGAAATTGAGGGTGGGGAAGTTCGTCTTCTTAATGATGACGAAGTACTAGCAACTGTGCAAGATCCAACAGATATCTTGCATAAATTTTAACAACATAGAAGGAGAAAACTATGCCAGAAGAGGAAAAGAAAAAGAAACCGAGTGAAATACCGGTCGATATAGATACATCGGGCCCAGAGATCGATGTAACTGTAGAAGAAGCAAAAGAAGAAGCAGTTGAAACTGCTCCTGAAACAAAGGAAGAAGAAACAGTAAAACAAGAAACAGAAACAGAAAAAAAGGAAGAAGACACAAAACTAGAAGACTACAGTAAAGGAGTTCAATCACGTATTGCTAAACTTACTCGTAAGATGAGAGAAGCAGAACGTAGAGAAGCCGCTGCTGTAGAATATGCTAATGCGTTAGAAAAGAAACGAAGATTAGATCTAGAAAGATTTAACAAAGTCGATTCTGAGTATAACACTAAATTTGCAGAGTCTGTAAAATCAGAAATGGAATCAGTTCAAAAACAATTAGCAACTGCCATTGAATCTGGTGATGCGGCTGCGCAAGTTCAAGCAAACAAACGAATTGCTGAGTTAGCTTTTGAAGACGCTAAACTTAAGCAAAAAGCATCAAACGTCAAACAGGATGAAGAACCTGTTAGACTTTCTGATGGTGGAAACTTACCAAAACAAACACCTCAACAAATGCCACAAGCAGACCCTATGGCTGAAGAATGGGCAAGTAAAAACTCATGGTTTGGTTCAGATAGAGCTATGACTTTTACTGCATTTGAAATTCATAAGGATTTAGTTGAAAAGGAAGGTTATGATCCAAAATCTCAAGAATATTATCAAGAAATTGATAAAAGGATTAAAGTTGACTTTCCACACAAATTTGGTAATACTGAGAGTCAAGCAACGAACAGGGCCGTTCAGTCGGTAGCTTCAGCTAATCGAAGCTCAAAACCTGGTCGCAAACAAGTGAGACTCACTTCCTCACAAGTCGCAATAGCGAAAAAATTAGGAGTGCCACTAGAAGAGTATGCTAAACAACTAAAACTCACGGGAGGAGCATAATATGACAGATCAAAAAACTTCACGTGCGGCTGTAACACGGTCAAAGACTGAAAGACCAAAAGTGTACAAGCCACCTTCATCTCTTGATGCACCGCCAGCGCCAGACGGCTATAGGCACAGATGGATAAGAGCTGAATCTGTAGGTTTCCAAGATAGTAAAAATATTTTTGGAAGACTTAGAGAAGGGTATGAATTAGTGAGAGCTGATGAATACAAAGATTCAGATTACCCAATTGTGAACGAAGGCAAATACGCTGGAGTCATAGGAGTCGGAGGCTTGCTCTTGGCAAGGATACCCGAAGAACTCGCAAAGTCTAGATCCGAATATCAGAAACAACTTTCTGAAGGACAAGACGAAGCAATTGAAAACGATCTTCTGAAGGACCAAGATAAACGAATGCCTATCAAAGTTGATAGAAGTTCAAAGCACACTTTCGGTGGTACTAAGAAGTAATTCCCAAACTATCGATAGTTTAATATAAACCCGTACTGGAGGCCGTTTAACGACGGCAGGTACATTAAGGAGTAAGCACTATGGCTAACAAACAAACAGCCGGTTTTGGTCTAGAAGCTTCTGGCGTAATGGGATCTACTCCCGCTACTTCAGGACAAGGCAAATACTGGATAGATGCTGCAGATGCTACAGCGATATACAACGGTGAACTCGTAAGAATCACTGCTGGTTATGTCGTAACGGCTCAGGCAGCTGTAACAAACCCTACACAGGGTGTGTTCAATGGTTGTTTCTACAACGATGCAACTACATTAAAGCCAACTTGGGTAAATTATTATCCAGGTGGTATTACTCCAGCAAACAGTGAAGACATTAAAGCGTATGTAATGGATAATCCATTCCAGATTTACAATGTAGTAACTGATGCACAAATCGCAGCGAACGTTCCTGCTTCTCATGCTAAAATCATGGAAACTTATGGAATGAACGTTTCGGCTACATCAGGAACTGCTTCTGGCGGAAGATCTTCTTCTACGCTAAAAGTCTCAGCTGGTTCACATGCAACAGCAAATTCATTTAGGTACTTAGGTGACGCAGAGGATCCTGAGAACAACGACGTAACTGCAGCTTATGCTACAGTTAGAGTTGTACAAGCTCTAAATGATTTAGTCATGGATACATAATAGGAGCATAAAATGGCAATATCACGAGCACAGCTAGTTAAAGAACTAGAACCAGGCCTGAATGCACTATTCGGGCTGGAGTACAAACGGTATGACAATGAGTCTGCCGAAATATACAACACAGAATCAAGTGACAGAGCTTTCGAAGAGGAAGTAATGTTATCTGGTTTTGCTAACGCAGATGTAAAAGCAGAAGGTCAAGGCGTTTCATACGATCAAGCGCAAGAGACTTACACTGCTCGTTACACTATGGAAACAATTGCATTAGCTTTTGCAATTACAGAAGAAGCAATAGAGGACAACCTTTATGACAGACTTTCTTCTAGATACACAAAAGCTTTAGCAAGATCCATGAGCAATGCTAAGCAGGTTAAAGCAGCAGCACCTTTAAACAATGGTTTACCAGGGGTTGCAGCAGCATCAGCTTTCCAAACAGGTGATGGCAAAAATTTATTTGCTA